TCATTTTGAACGAGCTTGAAGTCCTTACCAACAATGGCTCCACCAAGTGGATGACCAGAGTCGGTACGGAATACAGCTTTTTGGTTGGGCAGGCTACAATGTCCATATTGTCTTGAACCGTATTGGTCAATATGATATGTTTTTGTAGTAATTGGGCCTGAATCAACTTCCCAATTAAGACCCGCCGCACGTATTGCATCACCAGTCGAATAGATCGACTTGTCCTCTAGGTTTATTAGTTTGAACGTATTGTTCATGTTTCTGTTTTTTGTTGTGTTTATACAGCTATTTCGCTGTATCCTTTCTCTCTACCCATCAACACACAGGGCTGAGGGTCGAGAAATCTTAGGTCATGGGCATCTCCATCGATACAGTTGTAGGGTTTTGGAATCCCACGCTTGAACCACGCTTCGTGCTGTGTATACAGAGGTAAATCTCTGAAACTACTTTGTTGACGAATTTCATCAGCTTCTTTAAGCCATTTTTTATAATGAGGTTTAGTGAGGATCATTTGTACGTTGTGACCGTGTTCTAATATCTCAAGACAGTTCTTAATATCAGACTCACGCCCATCAAAGGAGTAAGTCAAGTGATAGTTAAGCGGCATTTCTGACCACGCAAGGCGTTCATTGTACCTCCATTTTGTGTAATCATAGAATTGCACGTTAGGAAACGAATCGAATATTGTTTTATTGTCTAACGATGCGAATTCAATGGATTCCCAAGGGATATCAGACAAACAGTTTAATCGAATAGCTAACTTAGGTTTGTTTTCGCCTTTTAGTCGCGCTTGAAGATAACATATTTCAGCAGCTATTTCTTGTATGCTGTCTTCTGGATGCTCAATAAGTCGCTTAGTTTTCTTGATTCGTGCATTTTGAATAGTTTTGAATTTGCCTCGACCCTGATGGTAAAGGCAGGAGGTGGCGCATTGTGAGTAGTTTTTACACGTGCTATATCCGCTGTAGTTCGCTGGGGCAAGGTGCAGGACGGTAGTAAGGTAACCATGTTCGAGCGACTTAAGGGTTTTAGGATTAGAGGAGGTAAGCCAGTAGAGTTTGCTGGTGATAGTCTCCATGTTCTTCGGTTCTCCAACCTCTTTAGATGATGCCATCCTTTTAAGTGGTTGTGTGCGTCGATTGAATTTCGATTTACGTGGCAGCTTTTGGCCGTCAAATAAACTACGAATCCAGTTATCAGGGATAATATGGTCATCCCTTTTTCCAGTATGTGTTTTTTCATTTATCTTAATCATGATGTTTTAGTAGTTATAGAGGTGTAACCCTTGATAGGGCGAGGTAGCTGCCAGACATCAACATTATCTGGAAGCTCATTTATTATTGGATAAATATCGTCATAATTTAAATTACCATTTCCAATCGCAGGAAAGTTAACTGCGAAAGTCATGTGGTGATGATGAGTAGCAAAGGCATTTAACATTTCAGTAGCCATTTCAACTAGGTATTGTTTGGCAGGCTCACCCCAATGATGTTTCACTTGGAATAAACCAATAACGAAAACCTCTTCGATAGCATAGGCATTGGTAGAACCAGCCACATAAGGGATGATACCATAATTCAAGGGGAAACCATCCCAACCACTAATCTTACATCCTTGAGAGCGCATAATGGCTTTACCAGCATTACTTGCAAGAAAAGGGAGTTTATCAGCGAGAGATTTAGCAAACCCACGGCCCATAACGAGGTCACCATTCGTTTTAATAGTCGAATTGGTCGTTACAAACACTTGATCATAAGCAGCGAGCTTATCCATTAGATTACCTATTTTAATATTCATGATAGTATTATTATTGTTGTTGAGGGTGAAAAAGAAAACATGACTCGGCTACGTACAATCGGTCGGTACGTAACGGAGTCAGAGGTTTTTATTAGTTTAATATACATATTATAATGTAATACGAGACAGCCCCGAAGGGCTGCTACCCACCCCGCTGGGCAGCCCCTTCGGGTTAGCCATAGAGTGTCAACGGGCAGACATAAGGAAATCATAGTGAAAGCTATTCTCACTCTCTTAATAAAGGACTTGGACTGGACTCGTTGAGTTATCCAAATGCTCTTGTCGGTTATCGCTAGATGAGTGACAGGGCGTGATGATAGTCCCACACGTGGTGGTATGCGTTCCATGCTGGTGAAGCGGAGTGTTTGCACTCGTTCATCCTTTGTGTATCTCCTCAGAGATACACACATGATAAGAAGATGACACTCATGGGAGTCTAGGCGCATGGGAAATGACAAAAAAAGAGAGGGGCCGAAGCCCCCCTCGTGTGGGATTACTTGCGCTCCTTCTTGTATTCGCGCTTGGGCCGGTCATCAGGGCCGATCTCGGCTTGTTGTTCTTCAGTAGCACCCTTCGAGCCAGTCTTGGCATACTGGGCCTCGACATCTATGGGCTTCATTCTAAGTGATAGTACTTCGTATTTGCCTCGGCTCTGCTTCTCCAAGTTTGTCCAGTATAGAGAGTTGTTGTGGCAGCAGGGACACTTGATTAGTGTTTGCCCTGTGTACTCAGAGTGACTGTATGGCTTGCCATCAGTATCTTTCATACGACGTTCGGTGGACTGGAACCACGCCTCACCCTGACCGGGCCTCTTGGCATAGTCAGCATTTTTACCTTCATTCAACTGAGTGGTTAAGTGAACGTGACGATTAACAAGCGGTTGATCCGCTTCCGTTGTATTTATTAGCTTTTTCATTTTATAAGGAGGACTTATGAATGCCCTCAGCACCCCTGCCGGGGCTTCATCAGTCCTCCTGTTAGTTCTTTGAAAAAGCAATCACAGGAAGCGCACCGATCAACCACAGTTAATCGTGCGGTCATTTGACCAAGCAGTTAAGCTGAAGGTGGATACTGAACTATGACGTAGGCATCGGGCAGTTCGAGGCGTCCAGTCCCCCCGAATACGGATGAAAATACGGTCTGCAGCCATGCAGTCGCATTGAGGACACCATTGGCAAACCCTCAAGTGGCATCGCTGCTCGTTCCAACTCTATAAACTGGACGGTATCTACGAGAAGCGGAGAGAGCTAACAGATGATAGTGCTGGCACTAGCAGGAGGCCCGTGGGTCGAGGAACACGTAGCCACGCACAGCGTGGTCGAAGGTGCTGAAGGACAACTAGACACGTAGTGGCTGATGGGTGGGCCAAGTGAATCCATAGGATGAGTGCAAGTCCATACATGAGTTGGGCTAAGCCCCTCGGTGTTTGGAGAGTACCACTATGTTTCATTTTGTGGCATCTTACAGATGCAAACAAAAAGGAATACAAATGATATCTGTAGGATATCATGTGGATTCAAGTGGAACCGAGTGGTACGCGCCACACGGGGGGACTCTTCGTTGGCTTGAAACGAGGTACTCGCTCACATTTTTGTACCTAAAACAACCACATAGGCTCCCTAGGAACTAGCGGGACATCCATGTGTCAGGTACAACATTCTTATTCCATAGGGAGTTGTAGCTCTCTGTGAAGGACTCTAAAGCCTTCTCTATCTGCTCATCCTTGTATTCAGCCACAGCTTTGTCGGTATGAAGCTCCATGCGTTCCACCCAGTAGGCGACAGCCATCGATAGGGCATCCAAGCGGTCATCATGGCGAAGACTACCCTTGTCAAAAGTAAGTCTTGACATCTGGTAGAACAGTTGGTATAATGTATTATCCCCCGTGAGGTTCTTAAAGGCATCCCTATGTTCATCCTTGTGGTATCTATTGAGACCACTAAAGTCATTCTCTACCACACTCTTACTAATAATAAGCTTATGGCTATTCATAACGGGTTCTAAAGTATCTATAATGCGTCTTTCCTTCTGAATGGAGTGTCGCACCTCTTCGATAGTGCAGGGATACCCTACGTCCTCTGCTAAGACGGGTTTTAGGAGAGAAGAGAACATTCCATCCCCGAAGTTAGACTCAACGATGATGTAATTCACCTTGTTGTCTCTGGCTACCTTAGCGAGAGCCTTGAGAGTGTCTGGCGTGTAGCCCCCTAGGAAGCCCCCAGAAGCCGTTAGGAATAGCTGAGAGTTGAGTATCTTGACTACAGCATAGGCTGTCTCGTCCTTACCCATGCCTGCAGGGTCAATCGCCATGACTGACCCTGAGTATTTCTGGTGATCTGGAGCGATCTCCATAGGACGGTAGAAGCGATCCCCAGCTAAACCGGGGCAAGGACACTCCTTCCACTCCAATTCTGGTGAGGAAGCCCATACCAGCTTAGAGGAGACCTGTTCGTTATCCAGAGGATGAACGATGAGGTCAGCGCAGCGTAGGGGATAGCGACCCATATCAGAGAGGGAGGTATCCAGCATATACTGGAGTGCAAAGCCTGATTTCCCATAGCTGGCCTCGCGTTCTCTCAGGTCTATATCATCGAACCTGTCGGCGTCTACAGGCTCCCCAATGTCTTTCTTTTCACATAAATCAACGATGTAAGGAGCTAAGCGGTCTCCATAGGAGTGTCGCGTTTTCTCTGTGGGTATCCTAGCAGGCCACACTTTGATCTCATACCCCCTCTCAGGCAGGACGTTGTAGATCGACATCTCCGTTTGGGGAGTCCCTAGGTAAACGATGCGGCCATCGGGCTTCAACACAGCGTCAAACTCCTTCACAGTCTCCGTAATCTTGTCTCTCATCATCTGAGTGAGAGAGTTATTCAGGGATTCAACGTCATCAGCCACTATGAGGTCTGCACGGCTCCCGGTTAGCTGCCCCGTTATCCCTACGGATTTCACAGAGGGTGCATGGGCTGCTGGTGCTGGCCCTACGTCAAAGCTTATCTTAGAGCTTCTCTGGTCTTCACGAGGAGCGAGATGCTGAAGGATGGGCATCTCGTTGATTAGCCTCAGAGTGAACGTCGAGAAGTCATCAGAACGTGTTTTCGAAGCGGATACCACTAGGATATTAAGACTAGGGTTGAGCAAAAGCTGGTGGATCACATAAGCTGAGGTAATCCAAGACTTCCCTACACCCCGAAAAGCCTGAATGCAGCAGCGTTTAGGCCCATACTGAACGTACCCAGCAATGTCATACTGAGTGGGAGTCGGATCAGGTAGCCCTAGGTGTTTCCATGTTAGGTACAGGAAGTTCCTAAAGTCTTGTAGCTCTTTTGGTATCTGTTGGGCCATTGTGGAGCCTCTAGGGGCCGCTCACGGCCTTTTTAATGTCAGAAGGTCTACTGACCCTCCCCTGCTTTAGAAAGGCCTTCAGAAGAAGGAAAAGGCAGGGCATTGGATAAGGCGTTGAGAGGAGTGTCAACCACAGGAGTCGCTGTGATTCCGTTATCCTTGAGCATCTGACGGGCTACATTAAGGTCAGTTGAGGTGGCTTCACCGCTGGAAATCCTACCAACAAGCTCATCACAAACTAAATCGTGAAGGTTTCCCAGCTTCTCTTCTTTAGATTTCTCAGGCATCTCAGTTACCCACGTAGTCTTGCTTTCATATTCGTCAGTCATGCCGTATGCCATGTACCCCTGCGTTGTGGGGGTTTCATCTTGTTTTTGTAAATCCTGAGATGGCTCTCAAAGTCTCCCCTTTTGGGCGTCATGTGTTTTATGTCATAGTCCTGACGTTGCTCATCTGTTTTAACCTTTTTGGGATAACTTAAGTCTCTGTAGGCTTTCTCAGACTTTTCTTGCCACTCTCCAAACTCCTTGTAACCCCTGTGTTCGGCATCCTTGGCCTTCTTTTGACGCGCCCGAAACTCCTTCCCTGTAAGATAGGGAGTTCGTTTCTTTTTGATCTTTAGTTGGGCCTTGTCAGCCATTGCGCCATCTTCTGTATTCCTGCATGATCTTTAGAATCGTCCAAAGAATTGTCGCAAGTAGCAGAGTAATCTTAAGGATTACCTCTACATCTGTTAACCATGCTACGCCCAATACTGACCCATTTACTCCTACGATTTTTACCGTGTCTAGCACCAATCATTTTGATCTTTTAGCAGCGGGTTTTGGTGGGTCATCCGTAACTACTTCAGGCTCAGAGAAGTTCTCGGAAACGGAGGGTTCTGTGACTTTATTGATAAAATCAGCTAAAGTCTGTCCATCTTCGTTAATCTTTTCTGCCTGCACCTTTGCTGCCTCTGGAACTAGGCCAGAAGGTTGAGCGGCCATCGCCGCTTTAAACAATGTATTCAGACACGCCATAGCGGTCTCTGCGTCTTGGTCGTTTACTGGATTGTTCATCTTATTATGCCCTTCGGCGTAGGTAACTTAACGTGAGTTCTTGAGGGTGTCAATCTCTTTGCATTAACCTCGGATAAGGAATCTTAATAATATTTGTCACTATAGTAATTGGCGGCGGTTCATAAAACTCCACCTCAAGACCCCCCAGATCGAGGTCTACGCTTTCCACGTTCGACAGGCTCTTGCACCCTTGGGATGTGACGATCAGAGATAATAAAAAGATCATGGTAATTCCTGTGTTGTTCTTTGAGTTCAGCCAGTTCAATTTTGAGGTTGTTAATCTCTCCTCGGACGCCGTTGAGACCGTCAATAAGTTTGATTGTAATCTCTTTATGCTCATCTAATGACCCTGTTAGGTTTGTGAATAAGAAGTTAGTAAGTCGAATAACATAGTAGGAAATTTCTAGTAGA